ATGAACAGGTTAAGAGGTTGCTTGGCCGATGCGTATTGTTTCTGAAGATAAACGGTCGAAATCTGACCAGCAGTAGTGATGATGTCGATAGCATCGAGCTGCTTGTTTTGTAGCAAGTCCCATACTTCGACTGTCACCGTTCCGTTATAGTCAACAAGCAGGCTGATTTCTCCGATTGATACATTGAAAAACGTATCGGATTGGTTGAATACCATCTGAATGCCTCGGTAATTCGCGCCAGTCTTCAGGGTTTGAGTTCCATTGTAAACTCCCAAGCGATGGGAATCCACTAGACTTGAGGCGTTGTAATTACCTTGAAAGTAATTGTAAATGGTGTTGGTCATCTCCCTGACAGCATGTTCCGAGCGAGCTTGAAAATACTCGGCAGCGGTGCTGTATTGGGCTGTTATAAAGCTCTCGATATCTGCCAGGCTTACCCCGACATCATCGATATAAATTGAGCTTTTGGGAGCAGGGGCGTTGCACAGGTCCCTGACTTGTATAAGGTCTTTGAAACACTCCATGCTTATATGATTAAAGGGAGGGACCTTTACAGCCCCTCCCAATTAACAAAATGAAACCGATTACGCGTTGTTAACTTCGATCAAGTTCACGAAGTTCACTCCTTGTGAAGGACCAGAACAGATCAAGTCAGTCGGCAAAGCAACAAGCTTGGTAGAAGTCTGCATGGTCATGCTGATCTGACCGCAGTTGTTTGATACGATCAAGTCAACTGGGATGCCATAACGTGGAGTAGTCAATGGGATAATCTCGAAGTTGCTAGAAGCACCGGAAGCAAGTGGGCTGAAAGAAGCTTCAGTTCCAACAGTATACACCAACAGTTGCATAGCACCAAGTTGAGTCATCAAAGAGATGTTGTTAGAAGTGAAAGCATCAACGATATAAGGATCCCAAGCAACTACTTTGCCGTAGCGACCCATGATACCCATAAGGTCCATTCCATCTTGTCCGCAGCAACCTACGTTCAACAAGTCAGTTGAAAGGTAAAGTTCAGAACCTCCGAAGATACCGATAGGAGCGCAGTAGCCAGTCTGCTTGGAAGCCAAGTCGATCTCAGGCAAGAAGTAAGGATTCAAGGCAGTGCCATTCTTGGTGGCAACTTGCTTAACAGCTCCAGTCACGTTGGATACATCAGAAGCCCAACCGCCTACCAAAGGCACAGCTTCTTCAGCGGTTTTTTGAGCAATCTTCTGCTCGATAGCACCAGCCATAGCATTCAGGCGAGCAGCGATGAAGTCTTGGTTAGAACGGCAGATGTTAGCCAATTCATACACGGAATAAGACTCACCATACTTTACCTTCTGGCAGATATCCATGGAGTATTCAGCGGAGTTGTCACCACCTTGGTTGGTAGCAGCACAGTCCAAGTTACACTCGGTTACCTCTTCTACGTTTGCAACAGGAATACCTGAATCGTAGCGAAGGATAACGGTGCGAGTTTTTGCGCCACCTGGGTTTACTACCTGGTTGATTCCAGATACGTTCTCAGGTGAAGTAAGCATACCCAAGAAAGCTGAATCGCGGCCAAGGGTAGCAACATTACAAGTTGTGAAATAAGAATTAAGCTCTAGCTGCACATCGGGGCAAGCGAGCAGGGTTGAAGAACATGACATGATTAGTATGGATTAAAGATTAGAATTAGTTGAGTTTGCCCTGTTATTGCAGTGGCTTGCAACAAATCCACACTATTGCAGTGGTTCGCACCGTTGGCAAATATACGAAAAAAGGCCGTGATTTCTCACAGCCTCCCTATCATTAAATAAAACCCAATTACTTTGATGCCCTCGGATGGATGCGCTTACCTGCTGCCATCGCTGGAGCTTGTTGGTTAGGCATAGGGCGAGGATTGCGGTTGTTAAGTCCGAAGCCTTGGTTAGTCAACGGAACCTGTGGAGCAGCCTTGCCAGCATGTGGATTGGATTCACCCAAGCCAAGTTCATTCACTATCTCTTGCATAGCTTCCTCGGCTGGCATAAAATCGCCTGCCTTTACCTTGGATTTGATGCGCTCACCGTTGCCATTCATTATGACCAGTGATCCGCTATCATCCATATCGAACTTAAGGCGGTTCTTCAAGATTGCCTCGAATCCAGCTCGCTCAGCTTCGTTGATCTTGGCGCGTAGCTTTAGGGATTCCTTGGCTTTGGAAACCTTATAGTCGATTTCCTTTTGCTTCATTGAAGTGGAAATGTCGGACTTGTATTTCTCAAACTCTTCGCCAGTGCTTTTCCAAGCTGCTTTAATGTCGTTTTTTTCTTTCTCAATTTTTTGAATACGCGATTCATATTCTTTGAGCCTTTCATCTGACCCGAGTGCGGAGGATTTTTTGACATCTTCTATCTGGTTTATGTAGGTACCTTTAAGCTTGTTCATTCCCAGTTGGAACAGTTCCTCATTCTTCTTAATGGTCTTGGTTTCCTCTTCGGTGATTTCAATACCTTCCTCCTTAAACATCTGCCTTATCTTGGTCATCTGGCTACCCATCACCTTTCCGGTTATGGCTGATGTCAAGTCGGGGTCTTTGACCACGTTTTCCTTCAGTACGAATTTGGTTTGGAACTGTTCTTTGAATTGGTCGAAGTTTTCTGCTTCGATACCTGCGAACTCATTCAGCTGCTTCAGGTCTATCATTTGTATTTTGTTTTGGTTTCCGATTTCTTTTCTTTGGGGTTTCGGCAATCGGTTGCTCCGAAGTTAGGGTATCTACAGTCGGCTCGGCAGGAGCGGTCTGGTTAGTATCAAGTATCACGAATCGGTTAGGACTGACCTGCACGATATCGGGTGGCGTTTCAATCAGCACCCATTGACCATTAGCCATCCTGATTGGATTGTTGTAGATTGATGGTGGAAGCATCGCTACCCGACCTGTCTTCATGCTTTGGGCTTTCTTCAGATGATCCATAAAGGGGTGATTTTTATACAAATATACTTAACAAAGTTACTGTTTTATCAGTATAATTGTGGCATGGAAGATAATAAAGACAAATTCCAAGGCTGCTTCTGGCCTATAGCAGTAAGTATTTGCATCATCATTTGGTGGTGGATTATTACTTAATTATATTTGAATCGCGTTTGGTTGTTTGCTCGCCGCCCCGTAAGGCGGCTTTTATAATCCTAGCAAATCCGTTTCGACTGCGCTCGGCTCAAACCCATACTTATTTATCGCTTCCAATATCACCGTTTTAGGTACTCGCCTGATGGATACCGGTATGATGGAATGTCTGCAATTATAACCACCTGCATAGGAATAAATCGTGGATGAGTTGGTACCAGGTATTCGACCTGCCCAATCGCCTGCAGTTGATGGCCATTGTTCTATTTCCCGATAGTAGAAGTATTGGTTATGCCGAGCTGAGCAGAATGGTCTGGTAGTTTCAATCTCGCTACCTGAATAGAAAAACCATTCCGCTTCCAGCTGCTCGCTGACTGCACTGGTATAGTTGCGATCGGCTATTGCAAAGGTATCATGGGCAATTTGCTTGTTGTACTGAAGTAACTTGCCATCCACCTCATCATCCCCTGTAACTATTGTTTGGAGCTGTTTAACAGTCTCGGTGAATCCAGCATTGGAACTGATAGCCGTTTCGATGTTTTCACGGACCACATCGGCAAACCTCTGATTCCCGATGGCATTCACAAGCAAGTCAACCGCATTGCGCTGAGTGGTTCTGAGTAGTTGCTGACTGACTGCCGTAGTGGCGTAATCATCAAAGGTCTTGGCGAACAAGGAATCACTGACCTTGGCCTGTTCACCCATCTGCCTGGCATAGGTCTGAACCGCTACTATATATTCCGAATCAGATAGAATCTGCTGAACCAACTCTTTGACATCAGAAGCCAAAGCAAGATTGGAAGCGTTTAGAACCAAGTTACCTGCCGAGTCAACAGTCAGCTGGCGCAGGATATCTACTATCTGAGGAAACAGTTTCTTCTGCGCCCTCTCGACCTCGGTCAAATACTCATCAGGAACGGTGGTGAGCCGCCGCGTTTTTTCAGCTATCAGCTCACTTACTGTTGCCATTAGATGCCAGCTACAATGTTGCTAACCAAAGATTGTGCGTTGAAGGGAGCCGCGGTAGTCAACTGAATACTTGCAGCAATATTCTTGGCGCGCTCTATCAACTGAGCCAATTGCGTGTCGAAGTCTTGTTCAAAGAATGCAGGATTCTCCATCATCAAAGCGTTAACAAGGTTGATAGCCGAATCATGCAGAACCACCTCCCACTTATCTACTAAGCCCTTTGATAGCTTCAGATTGATCTCATCCAAAGTCATAGTTAATAACCTATCGGCTTGGCTGATGAGGTTGAATATCTGCTGACCTTGCACATCAGGATAATAAAGGGTCTGAAGGTATTTATAGATGATGGATTGTATAACGAACGGTGGCTGCTTAGCCATGATAGCCTCGTTGATCTGAGCCAAGTAATCCGACTCAAGATAAAAGTCATAGTTCACAGGTCGCTTGATTACAGGCTGGCGGTAGTTCTCGCCATAGCGCATCAATCCAACCATGTTAATACACCACTCATACATATCAAAGAGCTGCATGCAGTTCTGCTTGATTCCAGCGATAAGTGCCTTTTGGTCTGATGCCGCCTCTGTTGCAGTGATGCCTTCGCCGCCTTGGACCTTGTTATTGGTTTTCTTGAGGTGTAAAATTTCATAGGCTTGGTTCATGTTATAGGCAATTTCCTCTCGCAAGAACCTTGGCGTTTCAGTCGATGGGGCTGCATAGAAAATAGCCGAATCAGGGCTGATGTTATCGCCTTGGGAAGTATTGGTCTGTGGCTTGATAAGTAAGGTGCCATAAGGACTTATCCTGTCCTTAAGACCTGAACCGCTACACTCGGAGCAGATAGTCTTGGAACCATCCATTCGGTAATGGAATCCACCGTCACAGGTCAGATTCTCGCCATCCACCCTAATTTGAAATTGGCAAGGGTCACCAATCATTACCCGGTATGGATAGGTGCAGGTCGGCTTGATTCCACGAAGCAAGGCAGCATCCAACAAAACCTCATCCAATACATCCGTAGCGTAAAGGAACGGAGATTGCTGCATCATCACCTCATCGATTTGAATCGAGATACCATCAACACGCTTAACAGGAAGCATACCTGTGGCGTGGTTGAAGTAAGGCACCAGCTCAAACTGATAATCTACTTTCTTGCCAACTTGGACAGCCTTGTAAATCCATTCATCGTCAAATATCAGATAAACGATTCCATCCATCACCTCCTTGTTATTATACTCAACTTTGGAGCGTTCATCACTTTCTATGATGGCGAATTCCTCATCAAATGCAAGGACTCTGGTGGTATGGTAGAACTTAGTGTAAGGCTCAACCAACTCATCAGGGTTAAGCACTTCTTCGCCTTCGATTTCAACGGTATCGAGTTCGTATGGCATAACCGCAACTACTCCCATTGCATCCATCAGTTTCAATGGAGGCAGGAAAGAGAACACGAAGTTATCCAAGCTGCCATACTCAGGAAAGTCCTGATCAAGGTACTTGGCTAAAGTGGTATCGGTGTTCACATATTGATCCGCATCGGGGGTGTAACTGATGGACCAATTATTCTCATGATAGGCACGGCCATAAGTATCGACCATGTCTTTGAAGACTTGTAAGGTAGTCTGCTTGAAGTTGGCGCGAACATATTCGAACTCCTTGGGGGTTTGGTTCGGCGCATTCTTAGCAAACAATAACCCTGGAAACACTCCCTTCTGAGCATGTATCCGTATCTGGTCAAGCCATTTCACGGATAACACATAGCCTGGGAAGAAATCAGGTATATTCGGTGTTACTTCCTCATCTTGGCGAAGTAACGATATGCCTCTTGATTTATTCCCTTTGTTGCGGATCGATGTAATTTCATCGACCAAATAGGATAACTGCTCAGCTGTTAGCATTAGGGTTTTGGTTTAGTGGGCGGTTTAGGTCTAGTCCTTGGCTTTGAGCCACCGCATGATGAACATCCTTTCATAGCGTAGTTATATAAGAGTTAGTGAGGTCAACCGATGTGCCGCTTCCGAGCAATGTCTTGGCAGGTATAGGGTAATTGAACCGCTTCTGTTGGAGCATTCTCCAATTTGATAGCACTGGCCGATAACCTTTGTAATACTTGCTTTTAAATTCAACATCTTGCTCGAATACATAAGAGTAATGATGAAATTTCTGCGGTAGGAACTTGATGCCATCCTGTCCGTGCATGATTGCAGGTTCATGGGTCTTGAACTTCTGACCATGCCACCACCACAATCGCGCTACGATGTTATCGCCCCAAGATCCTTTCCCCACCAACTGCTTACCATCACTATCCTTGCAAAGATAATGATAAAACTGAAAGCCTCCAGCCACATTCGAGCCTATTTCAAGCATACTTTCAGCCTCGGTCAAGTCCTGTTCAGTCCACTGCTCATCGGAATCCACCTGCCAAAGCCATCCATCAGGATTGCCTTGCAGTAGTTCAATTCCTTTGTTTACTTGGTCATCCTTGGAAGCATAACCTTGAGCCGATGTATGGAATATGACTTTGGTCGGATATTGACTTGCCAAATCTTGACAAGTCTCGATAGTGCCATCCGTAGACTGATGGGGCGGTCTGATGCTGGTACACCAATCCGTGCTGCCTCCGTTTCTGCTGAAGCCTTCGATTATCACCCACTTGTCAAACATCTGAACCATCTTTTCAGCAAAGCCGTTATGAAGCAGATGATGCTTAGCGTTGTAAACTATTGTTA